GCTGTACCATTAAATTTTGTGTCTGTAATTGCAGTTGTTAAAGTTATACCTTTTTTAATTGTAGGAAATCCTGTAATACCTGTCTTAGGAATGAATTCATCTTCAGAAATAATTGCAAGTAAACTTCCGTCATTGAATAGTTTAGTAATTTTTTGTGATGCATCAGAAGAATCTGTAATAGAATCAAAAGTAAATCCACTTGTTGTTGATGCTGGTGGTCCAACTAATATGTGAGATGAACCATTGTAGAAATACATTTGATCAACATCTGCGTCAATCCAAATATCTCCTGCTGATGGTGTAGAAGGTTCTGAACTTTGATATACTGCTCCACCTAATGGTTGGAAGTTCGAACCTGAATATACTTTTAATCTTGCATTTGCTTCATCATACCAAAGTTGTCCTTTGATTGGTTTTGCTGGTGATGATGTGTTAGAAAAATTTTCTAATATTGCTAAAAAGTTTTCTGCAATAGTTTCTCCGTAACCAGAATAACCTTTACCTACAAATTTAAGATCCGTTTCAGTGTTCAAGACATTGTCTTGCACTATGTAAGATGCCACCGATGCCGATGTATTTGTTTTGTTTACCGTATAGGCCATTTATTAGTACCCTGTATTACTTCCTGAAGTAGTTCCACTTACAATGTTTGAAGTACTTGCTTCTGTTGAACTTGTTTCAGTGAATGTTGTTAAACTTTGTATTCTTAAAGTATAATCAATCTGTATTAATCTGTTTAATGATTTTTGCACAGGGTGGAATACAACGTGAGTCAATAATTTATTTGTTGAACCGTTTTCAGTTCCCTCCCATGACTTTAATCCTAATTCGTCAAATACATAATCGCCATTAAAATTTGTTGTGTTGTCAAATGCCGCTTGTCCTGTTGGTTCTCCATAATCTAAAGTACAAGTACAAACAATGTCAGTATACTTGTTACCTGCTGTATGTCTAACTTCCATTTTGTTTCTAGTTGTATCTCTGTTAGTTGCTGAATTATCATCAATCACTTTGTAATATGTTTGATTATAAAGTGTTGAATTTGAACCTGTTGAGTTTGGAGTAAGATAAGTTATTACACCTGTTGGATCGACGGATGTTCCACCGTTACCAAACGCCATCTCGTGTACGAAACCTGTTGTTTTATTTGCTAATGAATTAGCCAAAGCCTGCGACATATTTTCATAGTGTATTGCGTTTCTTTTGTCCACTATTACTTCGCCTGATTCTGGATCCCATATTTTGATATGTCCAGACATCATTACTCCAGATTGGTCGTTTGGAGTTTGATGTTCCGTGTTTTCTTTATGTTCTTCTGATTTGTTATCCTGTGTCATCTAATGTATTTATTTAGGTGTATTTGTAGGCTCTTCCGCTATGAATTTAGCCGCATTTGAAGTGGCTTTTTGTAATCCTTTACCATCTGCCGCTGAATTTGTGCCCTGATTATACCAAACATTTCCTTTCTTTTGTAATATTTTAACTTGAACGTCTGCCGATGGAGCAGTGGTTAGAGTAACAACTGCCGTACTTCCATCAACTGTATAGTTTACTGTGCTTCCGTCCTCGCTAGTCAACAACAATCGTTGGCCACCAATGAATATGTCTAATTGACTAGCAGAGGTCGGTGCTATTGTAGTAGTAAATGATACAGATGATCCGTCACCAGTGTGAGTATCAGTGTAAATTGTATCACTATAAGGCACGGTATTCTTACCGCTGGCGTCTACTACTGATGTTCCGCCTACGTGAGCCTTAATTCCTGTTCCAAGTGTTCCCCTTCTAATTTGAGATAATGTGTTACCACTCTTAACAAAATATTCTATTCTTTCTTTGTTAATAAAGAGTACACCTGGTAATTTTGTAGTTCCATCAACTTCACCTAATACTGATCCATCGACAACTGTTATTGTTTTGTCATCAACTGATAAATCTTGTGCAAGTGTTGTTGTTGTATTTTTTGCAATTCTTTTGTAAAAAGTTCTGTTCAACATATCTTTGAAAATTCTAAATCCTGTTGAATTAACCGCTGTGTCTACAGCAAAATACATTACATCAATTCTATCAGATGCTGTTATAGTTCTGCCAACTATTGTAACAACGTTTCCTGCAACTGTGTAATCTTGTCCTTGTTGTAAAGGTATGCTATTGAACCAAACATATACGTAATTTGAATTCAATGGCGTGTGATATAGATAATGTTGTCCAGAAGGTCTACCTTCTAATACTTCTCTTCTTGCTTTCATTCCTAATGCATTGTTAAATGTTGTAACATTTAATATATCACCTGCCGTCAACGTAATTCCGTCTGTGGCAATTTGAGCAGTTTCTAATATAATATCTCCACCAATGTATGAATAATGATTATCAACATTTGTTGTTATCGCAATAACATCTGATGCTTGTGGTGCCGTATTGAATACAACTGTTTGTGCCCCTATGTCCACTGTGTAATCTGAATTTAAGAACACACGTCCGCCATTTAAATAAACTTCAACTTGTGAAGCGGAAGTGATTGTTTTAGAAGGATCAACTGTTGACGTATCTGATAGTGATGATACTACTCCATAACTGTAAGTGGATCCATCTCCAACGTAATATGTGTTATCTGGTCCACGTAAAACTTTTCCTTCGTGTTCTATTACTGATAATCCTGCGTATGGACCATAAGTTCCAACCGGATATGTTAACGTGTATCTTGTTGTCGAACCATCAAAGGTTATATTGTTTGATTGTATCTCTGCAAACGCTCTTCCTGACGCTTGATTAAATCCTGCAATCTGTATCTCGTGTCCGCTTGTTGGTGCTGAACTAAATGTAACAGTGATCGTGTTTGCAGTAGCACTTGTTGTATAAGAAGTTGTTGGTGCTCCATTTACAGTTACATATAATTGTGAATTTGTACTATCTAATGCAAAACTTTCTCTTGTTCCTGTTGTGAATGATTTTGTAGAACCGTCACCTTTAAAGTTATCCAATGCCATATAATTTTGTCCTGATACAGCAAAACTTTTAATTGTTATTTTTTTATTGTTCGCTGGTGCTGATGAGAACGTAATTGTTTCATTTGCAACATCTACTGTGAATTCTGTTCCAAGTGTTTGTCTAACATTGTTAACAATTACCGAAACAGATGCCTGTGTTCCTGGTTTTTGTCCAATACTAAATGTAGTTGTCGTTCCGTCACCAAAATGATTTTTTTCTACAATAAAAGGCACACCTGATTCTGGCGCTGTGTAAACTTGTATATCTAATGTATCAAATAATTGTCCTGGTACTGCCTCTTCGGGTGCGTAACTTGTATCCGGAGAAACAAAATCATCACCGTCTGTGATTACATGGTTTGGATCTATTCCTAATGCCGAACCAAACAATCCTCCTGAAATTTGAGAATCTAAAGTTTTATCATCTGTAGGAGTGAAAGATCTATCTTCGTCAAACGGAATAAATTCAATTTTAACATTATTGCCCGGTACTGATGACAAAGTAAATGTTGCTGTTGATGAATCACCTCTATGTACTTCGTTCGTTTGTCTTACTCCATCAAAATAAACTGTGTAAACATCTGTTTGTGCTGGAGGTCTATCAAAAGCAAATGACACAGTTGAGCCATCACCATAGAATGTTTTTATTCTTGTTCCACCTGCACTATCCCAAGGTTGTTCATACCAATTAGATTTATCCCAACCAACTTCACTGCCAAAAGTTAGACCAGTAACCATTACTCCACCGTAGTCAATACCTGTCATAACTTGTGATAATTCGTTGCCAGGCATTCCCGAAGTAGGTGCATATAATCCTTGCGTTCTTTCCGCGGCAGTAATGTATGCTTCGTCGCCTCTTAATTTTTGTAATCCTGTTAATGTAAATTTTGTACCTGTTGTAATTCTTTGAGATGTTCTGTATAACTCATTGTTATATCTTATAAGAGTACCATACTCATATGTTGTACTTGCTGTCCAAGTGCTTACACTTGCAGATGATTTTATTCTATCAAATTTAATTGTAGTGTCAAAATCTCTTACAAGATCATTGTTTAGAACTGCGTATGCTTTAGCAATATCACTTGGTGTTGTTCCATCATCTTTTCCACCTGATAGAACTATTTCAGGAGTGGTTGTATATCCACTTCCTTTTGTCAATATGTTTATTTTTGAAATTTTTCCTTGGCTTATTACTGCTTGACCCGTTGCCTGCGTTTGTGAACCAACTGCAAATATTTTGTATGTGCCAGGGTTAGTCGATTCTCCATGATTCATCATGCTGTTAGGCATATAAAAAGTTCTCGATGGATACTCATCAAACGTGTGTCCATGTGATGTACCCGAACCACCATTTTGTTTATCGGCTACATTTGCATTTGATTGTATTGTGTATAAAGGATAATAATATCCGTATTTTCCAGAAGAGTTTCCTGAATTACTTCTTCCTAACAATGCGTAAGGTCCTACTTCTTCTGTTGCTCCTCCGACAAAAGTTACAGTCGGTGCTTTCGTATATCCAGAACCTCCATTAATAATTTTAATCGATTGAACATATTTTGTATGGAAATCTTTCCACATTTTGTATGGATAGGTTTCTAATAATTCTGTATCAGTTTCCGCTTCTGGTAAAGGAGGTCTAGTTTTACTGTTGCTTACATCGTAGAACGGTGGTAAGTCAAAGTCCGTGTTCAATCCGTCTTGTGTTTCAGTATTAGTGTATTTTAATTTGTACTCACGTATTTTAGTATGGAAAGGTTTAACTTCGTTTATGTAACTTTCAACATAGTCATCTTTTCCAGTAGTATACGTTTTTCTTTGATTCAATGGTCTTAAACTGTTTGTTACGTTTAAGAAAGAAGATTTAAACAACCAGTCTACGTATAATTGTTCTGATAAAACATATCTTAAACCAATGAAGAAAATTGTGTTGTATTCTTTGGTTAATGCTCCAGTGAATATATCATCTCTTAACGCAGTTAAAACTTTTCTTGTCTCTAAAATAGGTTCTTGGTCAAAGAAGTTTTCATCATAGGTATCCTCGCCTGCGTAACCTGTGTTATCCTGAGAATAATCATAAAGTTTTGTTGATAACTTAATTGTACCATTTTCAGTACCAACGTTTTCAAACCCTTTTGCTGTGTACTTGTAAATCTTCCAACCACCGGAATCCGCCTGTGTTACTTTTATGTGATCACCAACATTTACGGACACTGAATCAAGTTGATATTGATATGTTACCTGTTTGTCAATTCTTACATCTTCTGCCGTACCTGTTGCATACCAATCTGTGTACGTCCAATAATTGTTTGTTTTATAAGTTTGTATCTTTGTTCTGCTCCAACTTGTTCCGTTCCATTGATATATCGACCATAAATTGTTTGCTGTTTCGTCTGCTTTTACAAGATAATTTACAGTACCGCTGAAATCTGGAGTGTGCAGATATGTTAAATCGGCATACGTATCGACTGTTCCGTCATATTCTAAACTATCTGTAGTTGGTTCGGGTTCTAAAGAATCTAAATTATCAAAAGATATAGAACCAACTAGTTGGTTTTCTTTAAGAACTAAATTAGAATAATCTATTACTTCTTTTAATGCTTCAAATCTATCTATATACCAACTCTGTCTTGGTCTAATTGAGTTACCGTATCTTCTGTTAACAGGTAACTCTGGGTCAGGTACTATCGATCCTGCACTGTCTGAACCACACAAACTATCCCACCATTTACTTTCAATTGTGGTATCAGGACGTATGTTTGGATCTCCTTCTGCAAGTATTTTCCAAACTTTGTGTGCATTTGCTTCGTTGTCATTTTCTTTGTAATCTATATTAAGAACTATGTTAGTATCTTGCAGATCGTTTTTAACATTGTAAATTAAAACTTTATTTTTATCCGTGACACTAAAATATCTAAATCCAGATGCTTTAGGATTAGTTAAAATATTACTGATGTATGCTGTAGAATTTTGTCTAACCATCGCTGATTTTCCTACATTAGGAACTATTGCAGAATTTTTCACCCAGTAATAATAATAATTTATAAACTCATCTTTAATAGAATCGTATTTTTGTTTTAATGTAAACTTATCATCATCGGGAGCATATGGTGTTCCTGATATTTGTGTGCCTTGTGCTTCCGTTGTTCCTGATGTAGAATTCCATTCTGACGGAAGTAATGTAGATTCGACCCATTCGTAAACATCAATTGTTGCTCCAGGAAATAGTTTACCCCAATTTTTAGTTTTGTATTCTTGGTCGCCTTGCTCATACCATATCCATTTTGCTCTAGATAAATCCCACCAAGTTTCTCCAACGTGTTCGTCTCCCCAACAAGTTTCTCCTCTGACTTCCCCATTGACATTGTAATTGTAGTCTGCTGGATCCCAAGTAGTTTTGTATTTGATTTCTCTGTCAGCGACACCAAAAATTCTTCCTTTAACTGGATCATAATAATTTAGGTAGTCAATAATTTTACTTGTCGAACGATTAAAAATAAATGATGATTGTATTCTTTTATCGTTAACTAAATTTGTTTCTTGTCTTAATACTTTCCAAGCATACGAATCATTTGTTTTTAAATCGTAATGAGCAACTGAACCATCATTTGTAACTATGGAAGAACCATCTGCGGCGATACCTGCATCATCGTTCGGTGATCCAACAAATATACTTTGGTCAATCATACATACCGATGAACCAAATTTATCATTAGATGTGATATTGTCATTTGTTAATCTTTGATCTACAATAAAATGCTTATCATATTTTGTTGCTGTGTAAACTGCACCTGCTTCAGTATTCATATCAATAATGTTTGTATCCTGTAAATCAAATGTTGTTGACCCTGTGTCAATTTTCATTGTTCTAGGACTTGATGCTCCTTTGGCACCTATTACTAATCTATTACCATTATCATTTAAATCTAAAGTTGCCCCAAACTGTGTGTTAGATGCTGTGCTTGGTGCATCAATTCTTTGTTGCAATGAATATGTGTTTGTAGATCCATCAGCATTCCATTTGTAATAATAAACAACTCCGGCGTTATCTCTAAACGTTTGAGTGCTACCGTCTTGTTGTTCGTAACCAGGAGCACCAATTACTAAAGTTGTTCCATCTTTACTCATTGATATCGAGTCACCAAATGCTAAATCCAATGTACTACCGTCTAGGTTTGAATGTCCTTTTAATGTTTGAACCTCTGACCAAGTGTGTTGTGATGATGAATCATTTGTTTGCGAAGTTCTTTTAAAAATATGTACAACACCTGCGTGGCCTGGTGCTTGTGAACTAATTGCTAATATATCGCCATTATCGTTAGCAACCAATCTATGTCCAAATCTCCAACCACCGTTAACTTCGGCAGGTTGTATTGATGTTGTTTGTACCCAAGTGCTGTATGTTGAACCGTCTGCTCCAACACCCCAAACGTACATATGTACAATACCTGTGTCGTTGTCATACCCTGGTGCTGACACAAACATATATTTTGTTTTTGTAGTGACTAAAGAATTATCTGTAGGTTCGGATACTTTGTGTGCCCAACCAAAATTTAATCCAATTCTTGAAGATGAAACATCGTATGGTGGATATACTGTACCACCGACATTGTATTTTAAGTTTGTGCTATCCCATTGATACCATCTCACTAAACCTTGATCGGATTGTTCCGTGCTGTTATCTATACTTGTATTGTTAAACGGTGCACCTGCAACAACAAAGTTTTCATCAGTACTCATTGACAACGAATATCCAAATTTGGAAGTATTATCGTTATTTGAATTCAATATGTTTGTTGATTGAATTTTAAATGCTGTTCCTGCCTCAGGAGATCTTCTAAAATAAAAATGTAACTCACCTTGTAATTTTCCTGGTGCCGTGATTGCAATTAATCTTCCATCGTTTCTTGCAACTACTTGATATCCAAATTCTTGTTCTGCTGTGGTATCTGAAGAAATTATTTGATTGTATAGGTTTGGATTTGTTCTTTCATATACTTTCCAAGTACTATCTGTATTATCTACAAATAATCTATCTCCTTTGTAGTCATTAACTGTGTCTTCTTCTTGGAATTCTTCGAACAATAAATTATTATACACATCATCAATTGATGACAATCTAACACTTACGAATTGGCTTATATTACCATATGTGTTTGCTGTGGATTTATCCGATACTCCTACTAGTGTGGATATGTTTTTTGTGTAATTAATTATAATTGAATTTGGCGATGGTATTGATTGTACTATGTACACACCATTCAGGTCTTCATATTGTGAATTACTAATCATAATATAATCTTCAACACTTAAACTGTGTGATGTATCAAAATCAACTGTTAGTTGGGTATTGTTATTAATACTTTGTAAACCTACCAATCTTAAATCAATTGGTGTTAATCTTAAAACGTCCCAATCACTTTTCTTATTATTTGCTATCCAAATTAATTGTTTGCTCTTGACTGCTGTTGGATCTAAATTTAAAAGGTCATCAATGTTAAATGCTGTATGATGTATGTCGTCCAGTCTAGGATAACCTGCTGTTTTTAAAAATTGTACTGTTTCTCTATCCGTTCCTTGTTTTGTATAATCGTGTAAAGAAAAAGTTGTTGACGGTGTATATTCTAAAGGTTTATCATAAAAATCACTTGATGGAATTTTAGCCGATCTAGAATATTCTATAGAGTCGTTTGTAGTATCTACTAATTCAATACTTTGAGGATCCATTAAAATTTCTGTGTCAGATAATTTTGTTTGTATTGATTTTGTACCATCTACATTACCAAACATTCCAGTTCGTATCATCCATTCAGGATATATTGAAAGGTCAATATCCTCATCTAAGAATTTTGCTCTTGCAAGTTTAGTAATTGCATTCAATGATCCTTTTTCTTGTATGAATCCTTGATAAAATTTGTATTGTGAAATGTCATTTACAAATAAATTTTCCAAATATGTTCTACTTTGATAACCTGTTAAATGCTGTGCAAGGAATTGTTGTCCTTCGTCAAAGTTATTTGTTTCTAAATCATAGAAATCATTGAACTGTGCAATTTTATAATCAAAGTTTGGCAATAATTGTGCAGATGGTTTGGCATCTTTTTTCATCCAACTACTTGCAACAAATTTTGCTCCTGAATTATGATTTATTTTAGCAACATAAAATTTTGCATTATATTCAACTGTGTCTCCAATTTTGTAATCAGTATTTGCTATCCATAAAGAAACTTTCGCTTGGTCAAATATAAATCCTGGTGCGTGTAAATCTCCGTTCCACCCTGCGGTCTTCCAACCAACAATTTTTAATCTTTGCTGTCTGAATCCTGTTATTCCATCAAATATTATATCGTTGAACACTGTTTTGTTGTCAAATAGTAGTATGTGTTCCTTTTCTACAGAATGTAGTTTTATTCCATAAATTCCTACGTTAGGATTTAAACTTGTTAAATCAAATGTTGATCCAATTTTTTTGATAGATAATTCTCTTCTTGATATTGATCTTCCGCCTGCATCTAATATAGTGTATTTGCTATGCGAGTCTTGTAATTTACCAATTACTGTTTTATTTGTTTTTAAAGTAAAGCCGTCAGCACCCGGAGACACTGTAATAGCCGAACCAGATGCCCAACCTTGCGTTACCCAATATAAAAATTCTCTTACTGCTGTTTCCCAGTTAAGTGTTCTTTCTAGTTCTTTTGAATACTTGTCAAAATTGTAACCTTCCGCTTCTAAATATTTTCCATATCCTTGTAAAAAATTACATACATCATCTATAGTTTCAAATACAGTTCCGTATACAACCGTTTCAACATGGTCACTAAAGTTTTTGTATAGTCTTGCTCCTGCTGTTCCTTCTTTTATATCAACAAAGTTACTGTTTTGTATTGGCTGATGCATTTTAAATACAGGATTTGTTAAATCATATCCTATTATTCTATATCCAGGTAGTATCGATGATCCGTCAATAGATAACGTTGAATTTTTTTCTATAAGAACTCCACTGTATGAATATTTTTTAGTAGGATTGCTTGTTCTAAAAACAACTTTATAGTTTTCGTCTGGTATAAATTGTGAACCCGATGTGGATCCTGGTGATATTGAATCTGTTAATACTTTAATATTTCCTTTGTCAGTAAATCCTCCAAGTTTATATGCTAATTGAACATTTAAGTTCTTCATTTTATCATAATAAAATTTTGCTGGATCTAAATTTAAAGAAATCAAATAGTTAACAACAAAAGGCTGATAACCTGATGTTTGATATCTTGTAACAATTCCTGTTGTTGTGTCTGTTACTGTTTCTAAATGATAAGTTGCACCTTTTAATGTTTGTCTTCTAGCAGTTACAGATTCAACATAATTGCCTGCACTGTTTTTTATTAATCTGCTATTATCTAAAAATACTCCAAAAAATTTCGCTGGTTTCAATAAAGACATCATCTTTGCTAAAGCAAAAGGATAACTTGAACTTCTTCTCCACGCCGTTTCTGCCGGACCTCTGTCACCAAATTGCCATTGTTTTGTTAACAGTTGTCTGTTAAACGATGAAAATAGGCCTGCTGTTGCTGGGTCTCTTAACTCACCTGTATTGTCTACTGGTATTCTAAATGATAATCCTGTTCTAATATATCTTTTTTTAATTTTTCCTGTAACAAAATCATATCCTCTTTCCATATCTTCCCATAAAATTTCGTTACCTTCTGTGTATGGAGCAGAGCCATATCTGTCTTCCCATCCTGTAGGTTTTTCTGAATAACCAATCATTTCCCATGGATGAGTATGTGGTCTATCTGTATCATAATAATAATGGAATATCGCTCTCCAGTGACCTAAAGATGTTTCGGAATTCATATCAACACTGCTTGACCAATTGAAAGTAAAATTATCTATAGGACTATATGTTGAATTACTTCTGTAATCTACATTATTTGCTCCTGCCCATTTGTAAAAACTTGAACTTAAAACATTATTTGTTTCTTGTAATGTATATTCCTTGGTGCTAAAAGCAGAAGGAATAATATCATTGTAGTGTAATAATTCACTTTGAGATATTTTTATATTGTTATAAATTCTTTTTTCTAACTCTAACAGGATGTCATCTCTATAATCGTCATATGCAATAATTCTTGAACCGTCGTGTCCAACAATTACTGTTTGTGATGTTCTGTAAGTATTGTCTGTAATTTTTTCAGGAGTATACTTTGGTGTTATTCCCATTTTGGTTGGTGTTGGCGGAATAAAACTTCCTGTTGTGTCATTGTAATCTTTTATTTTAATAATATCACCTGCTGTAATTGTTGCTGTAATATTAATAGTATCGTCTGTTGTGCTGAATGTGTATTCAGAACCTAAAAGTAATTGAACATCATTTTTATAAACATACACGGCTCTGTTGCTTAAAGTAGTTGTGCTAAATTGACTGTCTATCGCATATTCAGTTTGTGCAGAATCTTGTACTGTAAATGTTCTTAATGTTCTTTGTTCTCCAAAACCCACCATGTCGTCATAGTAAAATGGAAAAGTATTGTTTTTGTCTTTTGTTAGTGTTGATAATATTTCGTCAACTCTGTCAGCAACGTTGCCTTCATAGGTTGTTCCAGTTGCCTGTGTTAAAAAATTTTCTTTAAATCTTTGATATTCCAGTTCACAAAAGTCTAATGCTACTGGAAGATTTGCGTCTTTATCAATCAAATTAAACATGGCAGAAGTTAATGAACCACCATGTTGCTGTACACTTCCGCCTTTTAAATAAACTTCAGGATTATCTCTTAAATTTGTAGGTCCAGGAATTATGCCTGTAATCTGGCTATTCTTTTTAACAACGTCAACAAGATGTGTTGCAATTTGACCATATGTAAATTCTGTTAGATATTCGTTTAATGGATTACTACCTAATGCTTCTGGAATGTCGTATACACCTTTTCCGTCAACTTTGGGTTTACTTGAGTACGTGTATGTTGTAATTACATCATTAACAGAAAGGTCTTTTACAAACTTAACAAATTTATTTGTTGTACCATTCACTAATGTATAATCTTTTGTTAATTGTTTGTGTATTCCGTTGACTATAACCTCTACTTCTAAATCTGTTAAACTTGCAGAATTTTTATAAACATCTATCGGAAATAATTTCTTTTCCGTGTCAGTTGCAAAATGAGTTCTTTTTACTCTTTGTTTTGATTCATTTTCTCTTTCTATCCAATTTGATCTAACGTTGTATTTCAACAATGACAAAGTTTTATGCATAAATCCAGTTGAATAGAATTTTTTCAAATAATCATTTCCGGATTTGTATTGGAAAGAACCTGAGTTTAGATCGGATTCAAAAACAATATCACCAACATTGTTGATTGTATTATATTTTATTTTAAGTCCTAAAACTGTATCTGTTGTTGCAGTATTAGATATTTTAAAACTGAATATTTCCGATCCTGCAAAGTTTGTAGAAGGATATGCTGTATCATTTGAAAAACTATTTCCTTCACTATCGTAAATGTCAAACAACGGTTGTTGATTAACTTTAGTTTTGTTTTGTCCAGTTACCCAAGTTTTTTCGTTCTTGTTAGGACCTGCTATTTCTGTGTAATATAAAGTTTTACCTTGAAAGTTTTTTCCAAATTCTACATAAACAGATTCTCCTTCGATAGGATTTGTATCCGATTCTTCATCTAATTGTAAAGCAATTTTTTGTGTACCAGATATTGTTACAAAATTTACTTTGTAAACTTTATTTCTTACAAGAATATCTGTGTCTGCTGTAAACAATATTCTCATACCGTTTGTAACTTGTATTCCGTCTACGTAATATCCTGTTTGATTAACCATATCTGTGAACACGTCTGTTGTTACAGCATCAACCAGGGTAACTGATTTCTTTGATACTGTACCATGATTGTATAACGATAAGTTTGAATCAAATTCTATAATTGGTCTTTTCGCTCTATCGCTTTCGTTGAGAACTGGAGTGAAACCCATCGCTGTTCCTGTTGCCTCGATTGCAGATTTATGGAACCATCTGTTATATCTTGACCAGGCATTTCTGTCTAAAGAATCTCTTTTAATTGTAATATAATCATGAGTCTCTGGTCTGTAAAATGCTTTTGCATATGGTCTTGTATCATATCCGACCGAATCGTACAAAATAGTAGTTTCTGTTGCATAAGATTCCGGCGTAATTAAATCTTCTAGTGGTGTTAATGTAATTGAGTCCCCAACACCTTCAACATAAAAATCTTTGTCTTTGTAAGTTGCAGTATCAACAACGTTTGATTTGAAATTAACTTTCATTCCATTTGATAATGCAATACCTTTGTTAGTTGTGTAATTTTTTGTTCCTAAAATATCACTTGCTACATCAATTTTAGTAGTTGCAGTAGCAGTTTTAATTTGTAGTACACCATACATCGCTGTATGAATTCCACATTGATAATAAAGAGTGTTAGGTGCACTTGTTGGAATAGTAAATGTTACAGTTCCGTCATCGGTACCAGCACCTGTTACTCCATCGCTGTATATAACCGATGTGCTTCCGTCTGCGGCAACTCCACTTGGAAAAGGTTCGGTCATTATATAAAAAGGATGACCTGATGCTTTTATATTAAATTTGTAAGTGTTTCCTCTGTACAAAGTTATTATTGGATTTGTTTCTGATGGTTTATTAGAAAATACATAACCAGTCAAGGTACTTCCGTCTTGAGAAGTATTGTTAACTACAATTTCAGTAGTTGTATTTTGGGCAATTTCGCTTATTGGAATAGAAGTCAAACCGTTTGGTACCCAATAATATTCTCTATAATTAATAATCTTGTCTAAATCAACAGAAGGATTCCAAGAGTAAACTTTTTCTTTTGTTAATCTATCTTGATTATCAACAGGTGCGTTAAAATATTTTAATTGATTTAATAGATCATCATATGTTGCTGTGAACTTAACTTGGTCTTCAGGATTAATAGATGATGTGTCTTTATCAACATATGTTACTGCTGGTTCAAATTGGTATGCTGTTCTATCTGGAGTAGTTGCTTCTAAATATCTATCGCTGGCTGATCTTGTGTAGGCATCTAATCTACCAATGTAACCGTCAAGCCTTTTTAGATCTCCTTTTTGTATTATTGGGTCTAAAGTACTTCCTAAAAATCTTTGGTTTGAATCAGTTCTGTAATAACCTGGTAAATGAGCAACAGATCTTCTGTACGTAGTACCTGAATTATCTTTAACTACTTCAAATGTGTTTGTTGGATCAATTGAATTGTCTGCCATCGTTAGTATCCTGTACCACTACTTGTTCCTGAACCTGATGATGTAGTGGTGCTAGAAGATACTGCTGATGTCGATCTTGACGTACTAGTTGTTGAAGTGGTTGATGTTACAACTGTACCTGATGCTTGGAGTTGATTTGCTCCTATGGCATCTATTATCGATACATCATCAACGGTGGCCCCACTAATGAAAATTTCGTTTGCTGATCCGCCTATTTGGAATAATGATCCAAACACTTGTCCTGATTGATTTGGTACAATTACAACTGTCAATAAATCTGGTGCTAGTTGAGTATGTATGTAAGCGGCTAATTCTGTAAAGTAAAAAGTGTCTCCAAAATCAAAGTTATCTAATGCAAAGAATTCATTTATTGCTTCAATTACTCTTGTTTTGATTATTGCATTTGAAACATTTGTTCCAGCATTTTTTACAACTTTAAATGTTGCTTGATATTCTTCTTCTGATTTGGTACCAAATAAAATTTTGTATTTTACTGGGTGATAAATTATTTGATCAGATAGTCCTTTTAATGGATTTAGTGTTCCAGAATAATTAATTCTTAATTGATCTGATGTGCTAGGACCAGGTTTAGTTCCGCCTTCTTGTAACCAGGTTCTGAATAACTCATCATAATTTCTTTCAAGTATGAATAAATCTATTATGTTGGATACAGAAGGATCAATTCTAGTGTTTTGTCCTGCAAAATGTTTGTACTGGAAGTCAATAGTTGCTCTACCTAATCTTGCCGTATAATCAGTTGTTGTAACCAAAGAATTAGATGCTGATTCATATTTTTTAATTACGTTTTCACTAGCATCATAAAAATAAAATAATTGTCCATCTGTGTACGTTCCTGGTAATGATATATCTGCTTCATTTTTTGTTATAGTAAAGTTTGTACTAGCATATGGTCTAAATCTTTCTATGTTGTTGTCTGTTGAAACGTATTTTTCAAAAAATACATATTTTGTAGCAACACTTACAGTTGGTTCTATGAATATGTCAAATAATTCTGGATTGTCAACAACACCGTCATCATCTGAATCGTAGAAACCAACTTTAACTTTTCTGTTATCTTGATAACCATCTGATTCAGTTACTGTATCGACTACTTGCCAATCTAGATTGTAACCTACTGCTGTTGTTGAACTCAACAACAAATTATTTTTTAATATTTTAATAGTGTCTTTTTTAGTTTGTCCAGTTACATAATCGTAAATTTTATCTTGAGAATCATAATGAAATTTATTTTGTGATTCAGATTCGAAAATGTAATCTAATTTTCTGTATGTTACTGTATAAGTTGAACCATCGTTAGTAAAGTTGAACCACCAACTTTGATCTAAATTTGTTCCATCTGTGTTTCCTGCATATGAAAGATCAAATACCGAACTGGTGCTAATATTTGTCGTTGTAATTACTTTCCACGTTGATGTTGTTTCGTCATATCTAATTGCAAAATTTTCATATGCATTTATTCTGTCTTGTAAATCATTTTTAAGTGTAACACCTAATACTGTTGTTAATGTTGGAATTACCTTAGATACAACTGCACCATCTGGAATTATATCTGCTAATGTAATAGGACCTTTTCCTGAATCTAAATTTCCTACTCCACCATTTGCACCATCTGTAACTATTTCAGACACTTTTGCCCAGGCTCTATCCTGTGCGTTTGATGTTCCTGCTGTAACAAGTTTTCCATTTAAAAATTCTCGTGTATCGGGCGAAGTAAATTTAACTAACGATCCTGATTTTACAAACTTTAAATTACTTGTTGAATATTCTCCAACAACCAACGGTCCTGACGATTTAATATAACCTGTGTTTGTGTTTGTTCCGGTTGTCGTGCTGTTCCAAGTTGCTGTTAACGTAGACAAATCTTTTGTAGCATATTTTAAATAGAAAAATTGTCTTGAGTATGCTTGTTTTAGTTTACTCTCTATCTGTGTGTTAAGAACATTTAAAATATCATTTTTATTTTTAAATGTAAAAGTAAAACTCGGTGTTGACTCTTCTCTGTATAACATTCCGTCATCTGCAAAAACATTTGTGTTTGAATAAGATCCTGAAGGATCCACTACTTCTTTTGCTCTTGATATACCTGATGCTGTTCTGTTTACTGATTTTATTTTAATAATATTTTGTGATGCTGATAAAGGTACAACATTATAGTCTTCTGCTGTTATCATTCTATTTTGAGAATAATAAACTTGTGGTGCTTTTTCTTTAATTGAATCATTTGATTCTGTTTCTGAAGCATTGTATATCGATTGTTCTAAACTTACACTAGCAGTTAAAGTTTGATTTCCTCCATTAGCATCTGTGTAATTAATATTCAATTGAATATTTTTTAAATCAAAAGGTTGTACACTAAATTTTTCATTATCACTTGTTCTGTAATATGCTCTAAATCTTCCTAGGGGAATATTTGCAAAGTTACCATCGCCAAAAACTAAATCAATTTTATCATCGGCTTTTGTTATTACGTTGTAAATGTCTCTAACATCATTTGCTAATGAATTATAGATAGCATTGTTTCCTGATGTGTTTGAAACTTGCGTCCACAATTTGTTTGGCTGACCAAAGTCGTCCATTTGCCATAACCATACATCTGAATTGTTTATATTGGCAGAATCAATTGGCTTAACTAAATTTGTAACTGATTCTGATATTGTAAAATCTTGTTGCTCTAAGGAACCTTGTTTGAATAAACAGAAAAATCCTGTATTTGGGGAAGTGTCGCCTGCACCATCGGTTCTATAACAATAAGTAAAACCACTTCCAGGTACTGGAGTTGGTTCATATATTTCTTCTTTGCCTGATATAGCAGATGAAACAATTTCAAAATTTCTTGTTATGCCACTTACTGATCTACTAAAACCATACATTGGCAAATCTGTATTTTGAGATCTAGAATTATAAACTTCAGTTTGTATTCCACCTATTTTATTAGAGTCTTGTGGACTTCCAAATTTTTGTCCGTCTGTATTGAATGCGTTTAAAATATTGATAAAGTGTTCTCTGTAATTAGGATTTGCAGAATCGTTCCATACTATATTAAGTCCTGCTAAACTTGTTCCAGCACTATCTCTTACATCTTCTGTTGTTGATATAGCACTAAATTTTAATAATCCAATAGCAGGTTTATTTCTGCTTGGATTGTAATTTATTAATCTTGCTAATCTTAATATTGAATTTCTTCTTTCCGCTGTTTCTAGGAAATTTTCTCTTGCATTTAAATCTATTCTAAATGATAGTGATTGTGAAAGATATGCAATTAAATCTAAAAGTGCTACATATTCCGATGATTCAATAAAATCGTTGAAATCATCTGGATAGTTTTCTTGTAGGTAAGAAACCATAGTTCTACGTATAGTTTCAAAGTCGTAACTTTTGAAGTCTGCTTGTTGGAAAGCCGTATAAATTTTACGCCAATCCTCTGCAACTAATAATCTGTTCTGTCGTTCTGTTGTGGCCATATTGCGTCTTTGCAATATTTATAGTAATAGTAATGTGCGTATATTAAGATAGGCGTAAACTTGAATCTTGATTGAACTTGAACGTTAGTTTTTCCGTGATATTGTAAGGAACATACGTTAAACTAGCCTCAATCGCAATTCCATGCTCGTATTCGCTGATTCTGATTTCATCTGCGGCCAAACGAGGATCGGCATTTAATTGATGTGTTATGTCGTCTGCAATTAGTTTTTTAAGTGATTCCGTTAGTGGCTCAAATATTGCATCATATATTATTGTACCAAATTCAGGATTTTCAACTCTTTCGCCCTTACGCACAGACAATCTGTTGATTAAATCTTGTTTAATCAACTCAAAATCGTACAATTTGTAGTTTGAGTTTTCTGATCGAGAACTGAATCCTTTAAAAACCTGTCCCTTTGCTTTATTTGTTATGTTGTTGTTATACGCCATTAAAATCCAAATCTTTTTCCTATGCTTCTTCCTATCGAACCAATTTTACTTTTAAATGTATTTACGAAACCTCCAACCCTAGTCATACCACCTGGTGTCCAAGTTGGCTTACCTAAGAAGGCAGTTTTTACATTATTAACCACACTACTAATTTGAGTGATGGCAGTTACCTGTCCACCTACAACATTTTTGTAAGTGTTCTTAACAATATTTACACCTGATATTGTGTCTCCGTGTAATGCTTGTCCTCTGCTTAATACTTTGTTAGACGAAACTAACGAGTTAAGTGTATTTGATACTGTTGTTGAACCCTGTATTATTTCAGATAGATTTCCAGACTTTAATGCGTTGACTGTTC